AAAAGAAGAAAAGTCTTCGACAGAAACAGGGACTATGCAAACGGAACACAAGACACGACCATATATAAGCAGATTCTTACATCTCTTGACCCTAACAACGGTGACGGTAGTCTTGTTAACCTTGATTTTACCCCTGTACCTATTCTCTCTAAGTTTGCGAGGATTGTTGTCAATAAGATACTTTCTCGTGACCCGTACCCGAATGTTGAAGCGGTTGACCCTCTTTCGTCTTCTGAGAAGAACAAACAGAAGAGGAGAGTAAACCTTCAGGTTCAAGCAAAGGAGCAGCTTAAAAAGCTTAAAGAGACTACAGGCATGGTGATCGATATGGATCCCGACAATATGCCTGATACTCTTGAGGAGGCGGAGATTCTGTTTGATACAAACATCAAGACTGACGCCGAAGTAGCAGCTCAAATAGGAGCCAACCTAACTTTGGAGTGGAGTGATTTCAACGACTCCACCTATAGGAGGTGCGTTAATGACCTTGTGTCTCTAGGTATGGCTGTCACCCGCCGCACTAACGACCCTAATTACGGAATCAACGTAGAGTATGTAGACCCCGCTAATTTTGTTCACAGCTACACTGAAGACCCTTCTTTCTCAGATTTGATTTACGCAGGTCATGTAAGAAGAGTTACAATCTCTGAGCTGAAGAGACTGGCTGGTGACGAGTTTACTGAGGATGATTATAAGAATATACAAAAGATTGCCACTAAGGGATATGGAAACAAAAACTCTGGTCCATACTCCTCTACATACGACAAGCTTTCGGAGAAGTATCAGATGGGTTATGATGAATATATGGTCGAGATACTTGACTTTGAATTCATATCTACCGATACTACATACTACGAAGAGAAGGAAAATAGATTTGGAAACACCAACTTCTTCTACAAGGGAGATTCGTACAAAGAAAGAACAAATAGCATTTTTTCTCGCAAGCCTCACAAAATGGAAATGGTGAATGTGTATTGCGGCACATACATTATGGGTACTGATTATTTGTTTGGATACGGCTTGAAGAGTAATATGCCTAGGAACATTCATGACATCAGTAAGACGAACATGTCCTTTTCTGTTGTAGCGAATAATATGCGCAACATGATTCCCAAGTCAATTGTAGATAGCTGCGTTGGATTCGCTGATATGCTTCAGATCACTCACTTGAAGATACAGCAGTCTATAGCTAAGGCGAAGCCCGATGGTCTCATAATAGATATAGAAGGCCTTGAAAACGTTCAACTTGGAAAGGGAGGGGAGCTTCAACCACTTGACCTCCATGATATTTACGAACAGACGGGTGTTTTCTACTATCGAAGCAAAAACCCTGAAGGTGGATTCCAAAACCCTCCTGTCCGAGAGATTGGCAATAGCATTCGAAACATTAACGAATTGATTGGTTTGTATAATCATTATCTTCGTATGATTCGTGACGCTACAGGAATTAACGAGGTCATGGACGCATCTACCCCCAAAAGTGAGGCTCTTGTCGGTGT